CATTAAAAATGCTGGCATCGGATTTATCGGTAACGATGGATGACGGGAAACGGTGCGTGATCGAATGCAAACGCGAGGGCTGGACGAAACCCTGCAACGAGCGCGAATACGCACAGCAGCGATACTTGAATCACATCGACGCGCACAAGGGCATCGGATTCTTCGCCGCCTCCGTTGACGATGTGCGGAAAAATCTTATTCTGAATGGGTATTGAGATGAAATTAACATACAGAATTCAAATAATCTGCACAGATTATCCTGACGGAGTGAATGGCAAATTTGCAAACATTTACGAATCAGCGGATTCAGACGATATGTTGATTGATAGATTTATCAGGCCGCAATTGGCGGCATTGCGTAACGCGGTAATAGCCGAAAAAAACAAGGTGCCGATATGACCGACTTGGAAATGGTTAAGCGGTGCGCGGAGAAAATGGGATTTTCTCAGGTTGGCGCGGCTCATGGAAAGATAGAAGTCGTATCTTCTGGTGAGCGATTTAAGCCGCGAGAGGATTTAATGCTTGAGCGCCCATTCTTATACGACCCTCTGACCAATGACGCGCAGGCTATGGCGCTGGTGAAACGGTTTGGACTGTGGATTGAAGCCAACGACGATGGCTCGAAATCGATATGGGTAGTCACTGGCGACCGCGTGTGCGGACAGAATGAACGGTTTATATCTAAAGACCTCAACCGAGCCATAGTCGAGTGCGTTTCACGTTTACCCGATTAACTCCACGCCGGGAACCGTGCAGCCGTCCTGCACCTTCCGCCATTGCATCAGCGGATACCGGCACCCTCATTTGATTGCGCGGGGCATCTAGCTGATAATCACTTTGTCCATACGCGCTCGGGTAGCTCCCGACGCAAGTAATCCGAGGCACCCTCCACTGGCTCCCGTCAGATTCCAGTGCCAAAGGTTAGCGCGGCTGGACACTTTATAAATGGAATTTATGGAGGCATTAAAATGGCTGTTCACGATTTACTTAATACCCTTTCCAAAGTAAAGCAGACCGGCGCTGGCCGATGGATTGCGTGCTGCCCTGCTCACGATGATCGAAAACCATCGCTGACCATCACGGAAAAAGACGATGGCGTTATCCTGCTGCACTGTTGGGCGGGATGCGGTGCTGCGGAGGTGCTAAGTGCGGTCGGTCTTGAATTCGACGCGCTGTTCCCGCCAAAGCAAGACGACCATCGCGGCAAGCCTATCCGCAGACCGTGGAACCCCGCCGATGTTTTGCGCGTCATGGCGTTTGAGGCCACGGTGGTTCGTATCTGCGCTGGCGACCTATACGCCGGGAAACCGCTAAACGAAGCCGAAAAACAGCGGCTTATTACAGCAATGCAGCGGCTCGAGGTTGCAGCAGAGGCCGTCAATGGCTGAATCTCGCATAGACCGAATGAACGAAATGCTGGACGAGGCCGCATCCTCTGGCCGCAGTCTTGATGATGTGGCGCTTGAAATCCTGAACGGACACGATAAGACCGAAGCGCCAGAATTCCCGGTTATTGCGGTCAATCCGCGAGAGCTTGGCTTATCCATGACCGACAAAGGGGCATTACGCATGAATCTGGATAACGTGGTTCGCGTGCTGGAGGCTGACCCGAACATCAAGGGTCATATCTGGTATGACGAATTTCTCGACGCGATCATGACCGACCGACAGGGCGAGCCGCGCAAGTGGCGCGACGATGACGATATCTGGCTACAGCTTTACGCGCAGCGCCACATCGGGCTGCATCAAGTCGGGTTAGGCACCTGCCACGATGCCGCGAAAATGGCCGCGCTGCACGATACCCGAAACGAGTGCCGGAATTGGTTAAACGACCTGCAATGGGATGGAACCGAACGGCTGGCACACATGCTGTCCGATGGCTTCGGAACGCAGCAGGACGCGTATACGCAAGCCGTGGGGCGGTGCTGGATGGTTTCGATAGTCGCCCGCGTCATGCGCCCCGGCTGTAAGGTGGACACCGTGCCGGTTTTGGAGGGTGTGCAGGGCGCGGGGAAATCAACGGCTTTAGCCATTCTTGGCGGCAAGTGGTTCGTGGAGTGCCATGAATCAGTCATGACGAAGGACTTTTTCGGCGTGCTAACCGGCCACATGCTGGTCGAAATCAGTGAAATGCACTCATTTACCCGCGCCGAGGTGGCCCGCATCAAAGGCATTATTTCCTGCCAAGTTGACCGATACCGCAAAGCCTACGGACGGCATACCGAAGATCACCCACGGCATACCGTGCTGGTCTGCACCACAAATCGCGACGATTGGCAGAAAGACGAAACCGGGGCGCGGCGATTCTGGCCGGTTTTGTGCAATGAAATCAACAAGGATTGGCTTACAGTGAATCGCGACCAGTTATTTGCCGAGGCTGTCGCACGGTTTAACCGGGGCGAGGCTTGGCATGATGTGCCAGTGGCCGAACAGCAGGCGCAGGTTGAGCAACGCCGGGATGTTGATTCTTGGGAGCCGCAAGTTGAGGAATGGCTAACCGGGCGCAGCCGAGTTTTGATCGGTCAACTGCTTGACGACTGCTTTGGAATCGAGCCAGCAAAGCAGGATATGATGCTGCAAAAACGCGCCAGCCGCATTTTACGGTCACTCGGTTGGGGTAACAAACCGCTGCGCGGCGACGATGGCAAGCAGCGGAAATATTGGGTTCGGTCTGACGACTGATTAAAAAATGAGCATGTTACCCGTATGTTACCCCTCTGTTACCCGTTCAGGTCTGCAAAAAAATCATTTAGAATCATGTTTGTTACCTGTAATACCCCTTGTTACCGGTAAATATGGTTACTAATACGCACGCGCACGCACACGCATGCGCCCACGGACTTTCAAAATCGTAGGGGTAACAGGTAACAGGGGTAACAGTAAGTTAGCACTCACTAACCCAACCGCAACCCCGCAAAAGTCAGTAAACACTAACCGGAACTAACCAGACATTTAACCGGACATCACCAAATTATCCACAGGAGGCAATAACAATGATTCCCAACAAGCACCACAGCAAAAAAGCGAGGGAATATCATCGCAAACATTCGCGCACGTTGTTTACGGTTGGTGAAATTGAATTAGAAAGAAAACAAAGGGAAATAAGGCTGGAGGCTTGGTCGCATTGCTTTGGAAACAAAACTTTGAGCCAGATTGCCGACGAAATATCAAAAAAATATCCTTAATCGCTTGACAACCCGTTAGCGAGTATTCACTATTCGCGCAAATCAATGACTTAGGCGTTTCTACAACATGGCTGGTGGCGCTCCTGAGGGAAATAATAATTCCGCGAAAGGAAAGCGCTTTCACAAGGCGGTTGAGCGCGTTTTGGCTCGAAAATACGGCGATGTTGATAAGGGTTATGAAGCGCTAGCAAAGATTTACATTGATACAGCAGAATCTGGAAATGAAAAGGTTTTGCTTGATGTCATTGACCGCTCTGACGGCAAAGCATCGCAATCAATTGATTTTACTGGCGATATAACCAACCGCGCCGCAGGAATGTCCGACGACGCCCTTGCGGAGATTGCCAATGCTGGCAACCGCGATCAGACCTGAACAGGCGGCATCAATTCTGCTTGACCGGCGCAACTGTCGCCGCAGTCTTGAAGCCTTTGCATCTCGCGTTCCGGTTCCCGGCTCGCCCTTGCAGGACGTTGACGATAACGCCCGCATCCCGTTGATTGAAACCGACCAAGCGAAACACCATCGCATGATTCTGCGCGAGATGCAGACCTGCATGGAAACGCGGCATGGTCGATTGATGATTATGGCCCCCCCCGGTAGCGCCAAATCGACGTATGCGAGCGTGGTTGCCCCGGTATGGCGTCTTGGCACGTTGCCAGATCAGCGAATCATCCTAGCATCGTATGGCGACGATCTGGCCCGCAAACATGGCCGACGCACGCGGCAGTTATTGCGCGAGCCGGAGACAACGGCAATTCTGCAATGCTCGCTTGACCCTGAATCCCGCGCTGCTGACGAATTCGGGCTAACGAATGGCAGCGAATACATCGCCTGCGGCATCATGGGTGGCGTCACCGGCAACCGGGCGCACGTTCTCATTATTGACGACCCGGTAAAGGGGCGGCAGGAAGCCGACTCCGAAGTTATTCGCAATCGGATATGGGATGCGTATCAGGATGACCTGCTGACGCGCTTAATTCCGGGCGGTTCGGTCATCATCATCAATACGCGCTGGCATGAGGACGATATTTGCGGGCGCATCTTGCCGCAGGAATGGGCGGGCGAATCCGGCGACATCAAATGCAAGGACGGCAATACGTGGCGCGTGCTGTGCCTGCAAGCGGAGTGTGAAACCGATACTGACCCGCTTGGACGCAAGCCCGGCGAAATGCTCTGGCCTGAATGGTTTGATGAGCGCCACTGGTCGCAGTTCCGGTTGAATCGCCGCACATGGTCAAGCCTATATCAGCAGCGCCCTGCACCCGATGACGGCATCCTGTTCCGCAAGGATGACATGGCGATTTACGACAAGCGCCCGCAGGACTTGATGATTATCGGCGCATCGGATTACGCGGTATCGCCGGATGAGGGCGACTGGACAGAACACGGCATTGCAGGCGTGGCGCAAGACGGCAGCATTTACCTGCTCGACTGGTGGCGCGGTCGCACTGGCCCTGAAGAATGGATTGAGCGCAAGCTGGATATGATTATTAAGCATCGCCCGCTTGCGTGGTTCGGTGAAATGGGGCCGATACGCCGCGCAACGGAAGGGCGGATTAAGCAGCGCATGATTGAGCGCAACGCGCAGTGCCGTCTTGAATGGTTGCCGCACATTGGCGACAAAGCAACCAAGGCGCAGTCAATCATTGCAACCGCTGGCATGGGCCGCTTGTGGTGGCCGCGTGCTGCATGGGTTTCGGAATTGCAGCGCCAGTGCCTTGTATTCCCCGCAGGTTCACCGGATGACGGCGTTGATACGTTGGGCCTCATTGGTCGCGGTGCGGATAGCATCGGGCGCAAAAAAGCCAAGCCGATGACCGCCGACGACTTCCGCCCCTCAGTAGCAGGATACGCAGCGTAAATGGCACAGCAAACAGTCACCGGAACCGCCGAAGCTCTCAGTCACATTGCCGACGAGGGGCTTGAGACGTATCCCGAGGAAAACGAAAAGCCTGAGATTCACGCTGCCGAGATATGTGAGGAAGCCGCCGACCGCCGAAAACGCGCACTTGAGGCCGATCAGCAGAACCGGGAAAACGCACGGTCTGATTTTAAGTTCGTTTATTCGCCCGGTGAGCAGTGGACTGAGGGCGTGCGGCAACGGCGCAAGAATTGGGACGAGCCGTGCCTTGAGTTCAACCAGATGCAGCAATTCGTTAATCAGGTGGTGGGCGACGAGCGGCAGAATAAGCCTGCAATTCTGGTGCATCCCGCAAGCGGCGAGGCATCCAAGGAAGTCGCTGAGATTCAACAGGGCATCATTCGCAGCATCGAATACGAGTGCAATGCCGAGGCCGCATACGACAACGGCTTTCAGGGCGCGGTAGTCGGCGGTCGCGGCTGGTGGCGCGTATGCACGGAATACGTGCAATGCTCATCGACGGAGCAAGACCTCAAAAAGCTGTTTAATCAGAAAATCTGCATCAAGCCGATTCTTGACGCGCTGGCTGTGATTGCCGATCTGGACTATCAGCAGCCCGACGCGTCAGACCGCAATTTCCTGTTTGTCGATGAGATCATTCCGAAGGCGGATTTTGAGAAACGCTATCCAGACGCCGAACCCACATCTTGGGAGGAAATCACCGACGAGTGGAAAGAGGGCAAGGACTCGATTATCGTCAGTGACTACTATCGCCGTGTGCCGACGAAGCGCACGCTGGTGGCGATGTCTGACGGCGCGATTGGCTGGAAAGACGAAATGCCGAAGCCGCCGAAAGGCGTGCGCGTTGTGCGCGAGCGTGAGTGCGAAACCTACACGGTCGAGTGTCACAAAATCGCGGGCGGTCAGCAGATTCTGGAGTCATACGAGATACCCGGCGAGATTATCCCGGTAATCCAGACCACCGGCTATGACGTTCTCATGGACGGCAAGCGCATGTATCAGGGGCTTGTGCGCCCTGCTCGTGACGCGCAGACCATGTTCAACTTCGGCATGACCGCGCAGGCAATTCACTTGGCATTGACGCCGCGTGCGCCGTGGGTTGCGCCGAAAGAGGCGATTGAGGATTACAAGGACATTTGGAAAAACGCCAACACCGTCAATTACAGTGTGTTGCCGTATAAGCACAAAGACGACGCAGGCAACGAAATCCCGCGCCCGACGCGCACCGAACCGTCCATGCCGGATGCGGGCTGGATTAACTGGTGCAATACGATGCAGGGCGTGATGCGCTCGACGATTGGCATGTATCAGAACTCGCTGGGGCAGCAAGGCACGGAGACTTCGGGCCGTGCGATTATTGCGCGTGAAAAGCAGGGCGACACGGGAACATTCCATTTTGTCGATAACCAGCACCGCGCCATTGCGCTGACGGGTCGAATTATCCAGTCATGGATTCCGGTCTATTACGACACCGAGCAGATTGTGCAGATCATCGGGCCGGACGACACACGCAAGATGGTCACGATCAATCAAAGCACGCCGAATCCGTCGAATCCGCTTGAGGCCATCCGGTTGAACGATGTCACCAAGGGCCAATACGCCACGGTGGTGGAGGCTGGGCCGGGATATGCGACGAAGCGGCAGGAAACATCGGACAAACTTATGCAACTGGTGCAGTCCTTCCCGCCAGTGGCGCAGGTTGCGGGCGATCTGGTTGTGAAATCGCTGGACGTTGCCGATGCTGACATTATCGCCGAACGTCTGAAACTCGCGCTGCCGCCGCCGATTCAGCAAGCCATTGCCGCGAAAGAGCAGGACGGCGGCAAGATGCCTGACCCGGCGACTATGATGAAGATGCAGCAGATGGGGCAGCGGTTACAGCAGGCCGAGGGCGCGTTGCAGGAATTGCAGCAGCGCAATCAGGAATTGGAAACGGGCGCGGCGACCGAGCAGGCCAAATTGCAGGTAAAAGCGCAGGGCGATCAGCAGGCAATGGCACTCAAGGCGCGGACTGACGCAGAGGATATGGCGCTGACGCGGCAACGTGCAGAGGCGGAATTGCAACTCAAGCGCGAGATTGCAGATCAGGAAAATACGCTCAAAAAATACATTGCCGAACTTGAGGCGCAGACCAAGCTGGAAATTGCCGCCATGAACAAATCAACAGACCTTCGGATAGCGCAGATGCAGCCCGCGCCGTCGCCTGACAACGATAAACCACAGTAAAGGAAAATATTATGAGCGCGTGGGCACCAGCAAATCAGACGCAATACCCTGCGGATACCGTAGCGTATACGGGCACCGCGGGCATCACTGACGCGGTATGGAACGCGGGACCGAGCAAGGTTCTCGTATTCTGCACCACTGCGGCATACGTTCGCGTGGGCGAGGCGGGCGCGGTCACTGCGACCACGGCCAGCACGCCGGTTCCCGCGAATACGCCGGTCATTATCGAAGTCCCGCAGGGCACTGGTGCGCCGTTCTTGGTATCGGCGGTGCAGATTGCAGCGGGCGGCGACCTCTACGCGAAACCGGGCGAGTTAGTTCCGTAAATGTTCCCCACGTTCCGCGACAGTGGCCCGTTCCTGAACCTGCTCCCGTTTCCTACGGGGGGGGCTGGTATTCCTGCGCCCGCTATAACCGTTGGCCCCGTGTGGACAGACAACGCAGACGGCACTGCGACTGTGACGTTTACGACCGACATTGCGACCTATGGCGGCATTGACTTTGGAACATCAACCGGAGTCTACACGCAGTCGGCGTTTGACTATGACGGCGCTGGCCCTGCGCTTGAGTTAGCAACCTCGCATACTGTGCCTGTTCCTGATGCAATGGCTGGCGGCACACTGCCGGATGATACCTATTACTACCGCGTATGGGGCGGAACGCCTGCGGGATTTAGTGGGTATATCAGTGCTGAGGATACGGGAACCATTGCATCTGGGCCGCCTTTAACTGCGCTTGCGGCTTGGTATAAAAAAGGCACCGGGCAGTCTACTTCCGCATGGAATGACAACAGCGGAAACGGTCAAAACCTGACGCTGACAAATTCACCGACATTGAATGGCGATGGAAGTATCACGTTCAACGGGACGGACGAGCTTGGACAAAAAGCATTCACGCTGAATCAGCCCTGCACGGTTTACCTCAAATTCCAGCAGGAAACGTGGACAACGGGTGATCGTATTTGGGATGGCGCTGCGGGAGTGCTTGCTACGCTGCGTCAGGCTGGAACAACCCCGGCCTTGGTTGTCAATGCTGGCAGCGGTGACGCTGGAAGTCTTACGGGGCTTGCATTGAATACGACCGGCGTTATTACGGTAGTTCTTAATGGCGCATCGTCTGAAATCCGGCTTGATAGCAACGCTGGTTCAACGATAAACCCCGGAACCAACAACCCCGGCGGGATAACTTTGGCTGGTGGTAATAGTGGAGCGGGGCAGTGGTCGAACATCACCGCGTTTGAAATGCTGGTGTATTCAGCGGCCCACAACACGGCGACGCAGAATACTGTGCTTACTTATCTGGCGACGGTATGAGCTATCTCTGCGCCGACCGTTTCGCTGCATTAGCAGGGCTGTCAATCACAGCCACGGCATCACGCTATGATGGCGTTGGCCCGCTCCCTGTATTTTTCAGCGCGATTGGCACCACTCAATCAGGTGTTGATCATCCGTATCACGACTTGGAATACAAGTGGGATTTTGGTGCAAATGTCACCGGAAATTGGGCGGTTGACTCCACGGCGAAGCGATATGCAACCGGCCCGATTCAGGCTTGTGTGTTCCCTGTCGGCACGCATACGGTGACGCTGGCCGTGTTCAACGGACTGATGCAGAAGGTTTACACGTTCGCCACGATTACGGCGGACGATCCCGATGTTGTTTTCTCTGGGGCATCCACTATTGTAGTTGCAACGGACGGAGTATTTACGGGGAAGCCTACCGGCGCAACTGAGGTTACAAGTAGCGATTTTGACAGCGTTATAAATACCAGTTTAGCGCCGAACACTCGTATTTTATTCAAGCGAGACCAAGCCTTTGAAACATCCACAGCCGCCGCGTTTGACACTGATGGCCCGTGGTATGTCGGCGCATGGTCTACCGGGGCTAAGCCGACCGTGACGCGCACGGCTGGCAGCGTAATGTTCCAAATAGGCGCGAATGGCTCAGATTTATCTGATGGCCGAATCTGTGACCTTGATTTGCAAGGCGCGTCAACGTCAGCCCTGACCGGAGTCAATGGCGCTGGCAATGTTGACAACATTTTATTTTCAGGCGTGGATATAACCGCAACCGGAGGCGGATTTAGTTTCTCTGCAACGGCTACGAACCTGAACCATATTTGGAGCGGTCTGTATTTTTACGAGTGTGATGTTGCTGGATTATTGAACAGTAGCGGCGGCGTTGGGCTTTTCCTGATGTCTGAGGAAAGCGCGATTCTCGGCTGCACGGTAAACGACACCACGGCGGCAGAGCATTGCATTCGCTCGATGTATTTTAATAACGCCGTTATCTGGAAAAACACGTTTCAAAATCCCGCATCGACTAAGGCATGTATGACATTACGCGCCCCTGATTGGTCTGTTGGTTCTGGTGTTTTACCAGCGAATACGTATTCTGAATACGTGTATGTCGCAGGGAATAAATTCATCGGCGGGTCTGGTGTTACGTGGCCGGTCAATTTCGGGCCTGACAATGCAAGTGACGCAAGGCTGCGTAATTTTATCGTTGAGAAGAATTACCTACCGCTTGCGGCGGGTGCGTCTGCACTGGTGCCGATAAACCTGTTTTACGCTGACGAAACCGGGCCGTTCACGATCCGAAACAACGTCATAGACACCAGCGGGATTGCGTTTAATTTCAGCGGCATCAAGGTTGGCGTTAATGGAACCGGGCCAAGTCCTGCGGGTGCGCGTGTTTACAACAACACCGTATATACCAATCAGGCATCTGTGACGGTGAATGGCGTAAACATCGCGTCAGGCTCTACCAATACGCAGGTTTATAACAATCTGATATGGACTCCGAACGCGGCATCTGTGGACGCAATTTTAGACAACGGCACTACATCGTCCGTTGCGGACAATTCAAGTGACGCGCAAGCAATCAGCGCAACGCCGCCATTTACAGACAGCACTCCTACGGCACCCGCTGACTTCGCGCCCGCAGATTACGCAGTTTCTGGTGGCGACAATGCCGTGCCGGTATTTGATGATTACCTTTCCGTGCGTCGCGGCTACGGCAACACTGCGCCCGTCATGTCTGTCGGGGCGATTGCATAATTTATGATTTTCAACAACTAAGGAGTATTTATCATGCCAGCAGAACAAGACGGAAAAGCACTCGGCGTAATGATGAGCAAGCCGCGCTTGGAAACCCTCACGGTTACCGGCGCGACAACGCTTGCATCAGTCAGCGCGACCACTTCGGTTACAACGCCAGCAGTTACCGCGCCCGCTGTATCTTCCGGTGCGGGCACCGCGCTGACGGTGACCTCTGGTAGCGGCGTTGGCGGAACGGCGGCGGGCGGCAATATCAATCTCGTCCCCGGCGCTGCTGTATCGACCGGAACGCCGGGCGAGGTGGTAGTCAATGGCGTTGCGGGTATCACTGAGGTAAATTGGTTCCAGCCCCTTTCCAGCACTGCTTGCCCCGCATCCGCAGCGGTAGGCAATATCTTCATTGCCAATCGCGCATACCGCATCAAGGGTGTTCGTGCATCGCTTGTGCTGCAAGGCACATCGGTAACGGTAAACATTACGAAGGAATCCGGCACTACGGCACCGGGCGCAGGAACTACGATTTTGACCGGCAATATGTCGCTGGCGGTATCAAATACGGTTGTTACCGGAACTCTGGTTTCTACCGTGGCTACCCTGCTCATGGCGGCTGGCGACCGGCTCTCGTTCACCATCGGCGGCACCGTTGGCGCGGCAACCGGCCTGACGATGACCGTTCTTCTGGTTCCGGCCTAACCTTTTTCATTTTTCAACCACTAAGGAGTCTTAATCATGTCAACCACTGTTTACAATGTTCCTGCTGGCACGACCACTGCACCGATTGCAATCACCCCACTGATGAGCGTCCTTGCTGGCCCGGTCGCACTCGGCGGCACCACTTCGCTGTCGTTTTCGAGCAGCCCGAACGGTCAATATCTGCCGTGGAGCTTCGGTTCGTCCATCAATCCGCAATCGTTCCGCCCTTCCGCTACCGGATACATCAAGGTATCGGCGGCAACCGCTGCGTCAAACGTGGCGATTTGCGACATGTCCGGCAGCGTTGGCGACCGCACCCGCTCATTCCTGATGAGCATTAACGAAACCTTCGCCTCCGGTAGTTCGACCGCCGAGCAAGCGATTGGCTCGATTCGCATCCCGCCCGGCGTGATTCCGCTGAATGCGCGGCTGCGTATCGTGGGCAACGTGGACATGACGGACGGCGGCAATGCCAAAGTTTTGAGCGTTATTGTCGGCGGCGTGGGCGGCACGGATATGTTTACCTCCGCCGCTCTGGCCTCTCTGGGCTACTACAACTTTGACTCAGAAATTGCCTTCTGCAATGACGGCGTGACGATCAAGGGCTTCATGTCTGGCGCTGGCACTGCGGGCGCGAAGGCTGGCTGGGGCGGTATCACTGGCGAAACCTACCCGACCGTGACGACTTACAACTACCTCAACGAGGAAATTCTCATTGATGTGGCTGTGACTAAGGCAACCGGCACGGACATCATGCGGCTGCAAGGTCTGACGGTTGAACTGATTGCGTAATTCTGTTTTAACGTATCCGAAGTGCCTACCGGTGGGCTTATACACCGGGCTAAAATTTAATGGAGAATTCCATGCCCGACGAAATGGTAATTGAGCAAAATGAACAGGTAGCTGCTCCTGACAATGCAGCGCAACCGTCCGAAACAGTGCCAGAAAGCACTGATAGCACCGTTGCACCGGACGCAACGGAAACTGAACCACAAGATGCAGTAACCGATGAGCAGAAAAATGAGCAGGTAAAGGTAGAGGAGCAGCAGAAAACTGAAAAGCGGGCGCGAGGCTGGCAGAAACGGGTTGATGAACTGACCCGCGATAAGTATGCCGAACGTCAGGCGCGGGAAGCGTTGCAAAAGCAGAATGAGGAACTCTTACGGGTTGCTCTCGGCAAAGGCAATGCCAATGCGCCAAACGCCAATCAGGAAAGCGACGGCAGGCCGAATCCGGCCAGCTATGTGCATGGGGAAAGTGACGCGCAATACATTCGGGACGATGCGGTATGGCTGGCAGAGCAGCGAACCCGCGCAATTCTGAATGACAACGCGAAGCAGCAGACTGAGGCGCAAGCGAAACACGCGCAGGAGCAATCCGAGCGTGCGGTAACGAGTGCATTCATGACGCGGCAGCGCGAAGTGGCGAAAACAATCCCTGATTACGACGCGACGATGGCAGAAGGGGCGCATGAAATATCTGTGCCTAATCCGGTGTTCGATATGATTCGCCGGATGCCCGATGGCCCGTTGGTTGCGTATCACATGGTAAAAAATCCGGCGTTGACTGAACAGTTTTTTAACAATCCGCCAGAACTGCACGGAATTCTGTTGGGCCAGCTTTCGGCCACCCTCAAAGGTGCTGCAAAAGTCTCCAATGCTCCGACCCCCGGCAAGCCGACTCAGGCACGAGCGGCGTCATCTTCGACGCCCCCTGAAGATACTGCGGCTTACTTTGCGTGGGCGGATAAACACATGAGGAATTAAAAATGTCCGATAGCAACGTATACCAAAACCCCAATATGTATACCAATAACTGCCTGCGCTCGCTCTACAATCAGGTGGTTCTGGGTAAACGTATCTCGCGCAAACACCAGAAGGAATTCGGCAAGAGCGATATGAAGATTGGCGACACGTTGAACGTTCGCCGTCCGGCCCGCTTTACCGTTTCGACTGGCGCTGCGTTTGACCCGCAAGCCTACTACGAAACCAGCATTCCACTGGTTATCGACCAGCAGAAGCACGTTGATACTGCATTCACTTCGTCAGACATGACGTTGAAATTGCAGGACTTCAATAAGCGCGTGGTTGACCCGAAGATGCTGCAACTGGCAACGACCGTCGATCAGTCGTGCTACGTCAACGCCAAAAACACCGTGGGCAATCTGACCGGCACCGCTGGCACCGCGCCGAACAGCCTGCAAACGATTTTCGATCTCGGCAAAAAGCTGGATGATTTTTCGGCCCCGCGTGACGGAAGCCGTTACTACGCGCTTGACCAAGGCAGCAATGCCGCGCTGGTTCCGTCGCTGGCTGGATTTTTCAATAACGCCAAGCAATTGAATGAGCAGTTTGACAAAGGCGTGTTTATGGAAATGACCGATACGGTCGGCTTCAAAATCGCCATGTCGCAAAACGTGGCACGTCATACCGTTGGCCCGCTGGGTGGTTCACCGGCAGTCAATGGCGCAAATCAGGGTCTTACCTCAGGCTGGTCAAACACAGGCACCCTGATTACGAATGGCTGGACTGCCGCCGCCGCTGCTCGCGTCAAAGCGGGTGATGTGTTCACGGCTGCTGGTTGCTTCGCAGTGAATCCGGTCACGCGTCAATCGACCGGCGAACTGCTGCAATTCGTGTGCATCCAAGACCAGTCCTCGGACGGTTCGGGCAATCTCACGCTGAACATTTCCCCGGCAATCATCACCGCCGGCCCGTTCCAGAACTGCACCGCATCCCCGACCTCTGGCGGCGCGTTGACGTTCTCCGGCACGGCATCCACGAGCTATGTCCGCAATCTGGCATGGCACGAAGATGCTTTTGAACTGGCGA